TTTGGAATATTTTGTCGTTGGTTTTGTAGTCACGGCTCCGCCCTCCCCTTGAGCCACCCATCCACCCGCAGACGGGCGCTGGCGCAGTCGTCGCCTGGCACGGCCGGCTGCGCGGCTAGGATGGCATCGGCCTTGCGCTGGTGCCCTTGGGCGCGTTGCTGGGCTGCATCCCGCGCGGCGCTCGCTTCCTTGGCCCGTTGGTCGGCCAGCGTGCGCAGGTCGTCCACGGCATCGCTGCAGGCCTTGGCATCGGCGCGCGCGCCCTGCAGTTGGCCCTGCACTGCCTTGGCCTCGGTGCGCAGCGTGGCGATGGTGTCGCGCTGGCCTAGGTAGGCCCAGCCCAGTCCCGCATTGAGCGCGATGCTCAGGCCCAGGGCGATCAGTGCGGAATTCACGACCAACCTTCCCTACGCACCTTGACGCGCTCCCACACGATGTACCCACACAGGACGACAACGGCAAGCAGCAGCACGGGCACAAGCCAGTCCCCCAGCGATTGCGCGCTGTACTTCACATCGGCGACCGTGCGGGCAGTCTCCGCCACCGTGGCCGCCGCAGCAGTCCCACCCGCAACGACCCCGGCCCGGTTGATGGAGCTGGCGGACATGGAGCGCTCCGGCTCCACGGCCTGGGGCATTTCGGCCGGCTCGCCGCTCAGGTACATCGCTGCCTCGGCCGCTCGACGGCGGGTCAGCCCGGGCCACACCTTGCCGCCTGCCTTGTTCCACAGCGCGAAGGCGCGCGCCGCCGCCTGATGGTCGCCGCGGTTGTGCGCCTTGATGACGCTCGACCCTGCCATGCCCTTGACTCCGACGTTCCACGAGAAAGACACCAGGGCGTCGAACTGAGGCTGTGTGACGCTCCCGCCCGTGGCCTGTTCCACTGCGCGCTCGTACTGCGCCAGCTCTTCGCGCAGGCGCCGGTCAGCCTGCTCGCGGGTCATGTGATCGCCAGGCTTCACACCGCGCGTGAAACCGTAGCCGATAGTCCATATTCCCACGGGATCGCGGTACGCGTGCTCGCGGAATCCCTCGAACTCCTTGATGAGGGCAATGCCTTGGTTGGATGTTCTCATCGCTCACCTTTCGTTGTGCGTTGCTGGGCTTCGAGGTTCTCGATACGGAAGCGCAGCAGGGCGATTTCCCCCGCCACCGTCGTTGCCTGGGTGTTGCCGGCCTTCACCGTGATCTGCAGGTCGGCCACATCGCGTACCAGTTGATTGACGCTGAACCACATGGACACCAGTGCCCATCCGACAGCCATGCCGATCCCCAGGAGCCACGGCAGAGGGATGCGGAAATCGATGACGCGCGTGATGCGCTGGCCTTGCTCTTGTTCGTTCATGCATTTCCTCCAGGCATGAAAAAAACCCGCCGCGATTGCTCGGGGCGGGTTGTTGGGTTGGAGCCGATGTCAGATCGACTGCGCGATGATTCTGAGCTGCTCCGCGATCTCATGCGACAGCCGCTCGTGGTAATTCATCGTCGGGTGCAAGCCATCCTGAGCCATCTCAGGCGTCACTCCTGCAAGGTCAATGTACGGTGCGGATAGCTCGACGCAAACTGAGCGCAGCGCAGCGTCGAACTCATTGTGGCGCTGCATCTGCGCGGCGCTGATCGTGTCGTTGATCACCATGTTGTGGAAACCTCGGAAGACGACCAGCTTCCCCGCAGCTCGCGCTTGGCCATGGGCTTGGTGCAACAGGTCTCGATAGTCTTGCACTGGCAGATCACCAAACAGCGCATCTACCATCCCACAGCCGATGATGCAGATCTCTGTGGCGTCCTGGGCCAGCCGATCCACGAAGGGATCGACCTCCAGGATCGGTGGCAACCCGTTTTCCAAAGGCCCGCCGGCGATCATCTCGGTAAGTCGTTGGCCGTTTGCAGCCCAATTGATGCATTGCACTGGGCCTTGCATCGAGATGAGTTCCACGGGGTCAGGGTCATAGCGCTCGAGCTGGCCATCCACGATGTAACCGCCGTAGCTGTCCGAGGCGCTATAGACAGTGGCTGTGGGCCATTGGCTGCCGTGATGGCGCCGGCGCAGCCAGTACAGCAAAGCCGCGGCAATCAGAACGATGACGATGATCAGTGCGGTATACATGCTCACTCCTTGGTTGATGGTTAAGGCATTTCACTCGGCTGCACCGGCGCATCCACAACAGCTTCCGGATCAATGGCATGGCCTGCGGCCTGCAGCAGCGCGAGGCCTGCGGGCAGATCGGCATTGTCCAGGTCGATGTAGGCCCGGACGCTGGCGTCTTTCACGACGGCCTGCACCTGCGGATTCGTGTCGGCGAGGATGGCCCACTTGAGCGGGCCGAAGCGATCGAAGAAGGCGCCGACGCTGACGCGGCGGGGAGCAGGCTCCGGTTCGGGGTCACCGTGATCCACGGCCCTGCGCCAAGCGCCGGGATAGTTGGCTTCGGCAAATGCTTCGTCGGCCACGATGGTGTCAATGACGGCATCGCCGTCTAGGATCTCGATGCGCATGGTCATGTCATACCCCCGTGTCCGCGTAAAAATCGAGGTGGGCATAGCCATTGCCCCCCACTCCACCATTGACCACCCCACCGCCGCCGCCCCCTCCGAGTCCACCTTGCCCTCCCGTTGCGGAGCCACTAGTGACCGACCCGTTGGCGCCGCCTCCGCCGCCGATTCCACCGTCCCCTGCAAATTGAGCAGAGCCCGAAGCTAAGCCGAGCCCTCCCCCACCGTTAGCACCCCCTGGATATGCGGCGATTCCGCCAGCGCCGCCGAAAAACGGAATGCCCCGATCCGCCAGACCTCCGTCCGCGTACGACGGGCGGCCATTGACATCCACTGACCTGCCCAGCAGGTCCCTTAAGCCCATGGCGCCGCCACCGGGCCCCGTCGATGACGCCGCACCGGTACCGCCCCCGCCACTGCCATTGACCGACGCTGAGGTCGTCGTGTTGTTCCCCTGTTCGAGGATGTCGACGCCCGCGCCACCTGTCACGACGGACCCGGCTGCCCACCCGGGCCGAACGGAATCTGCACCGAAGTCCCAATTGGACGATGGAGATGGTCCATTCGCGGGCGTCGATGCCGAACCGGATTTACCGCCAAGACCGCCAAAGGCGGTGTACGTCACGCCGCCAACGACGACCGTGGTGTTGCCACCGGCCGTTCCATCGCCAGCAGTACCGATGCGGCCAGCGCCACCAGCACCGATAGACACCACGACGGTGTTGCCCTTCTTCACGCGCAGGACTTTCGCACCCCAAGAGCCGCTGTAGCCGCCCGTGGCATTCGTGCCGTTGGCGCCTCCTCCGCCCGCTCCCATCCCCCGAAAGACAACGATGCCGTCCTGGGGTGCAGTCCAGGTGCGGGATGTGAAGAAATTCGTTGAGAGAGCGGGGGCGAGCACTGCGCCCCCGCCGCCAAATGCCTGGTCGAATCGAATCATGCGAATGTGCTCCCGTCAGAAGTGGCTTCGAATTTCCCGCGCGCCGGCCAGCGCATGGGCGCATCTGGTGTCTCATCGAGGAGCGTGTTTGTGCTCCAGTTGATCCAGCAATCTCCGCCCGAAGCGTTGCGCCCACCGACGTAGTCGCCTGACGTGAAGCCCGCCGGGATAGTGAGGGTGATGCCCGGCGTGAGCGCGACGTAATACACGCCGGCTGCTGCCGTGGTGTTTGCCGTGATGCGCGCAACTGCGGTGCCAGATGCCCCAGGCGCGGCAACGCCGATCACCCAATCCGCCTTGGCCGTGGCGCCCGCGTAGTCGTCCACGCCGATCACGAGCTGACCTGTCGATCCGTCGTAGCTCTGCACGACGCCGGCCATGTGATGATCGAGCGCGCTCGCCGACGTGGCCACGAGGTACATGCCGGCCACAAAGGAGCGCGAGGGCTCGATCGCGAACGTCTTGAGCCCGGCGCCCGGCGTGAGGCTGCTCGTGCTGGTGGCCTTGAGCTGCTCGGTGGCGAACACTTCGGCCTGGTCCCGGTACTGCTCCGCCAGGTCGCGCGCGGCCTCCGCGCCGACTCGGGCCGACGTTGCAATACCCGCCTGGGTCGTTGCCGTGCCTGCGGCGCCCGTGGCAATTGCGGCTTGGGTAGTCGCCGTGCCTGCGGCGCCCGTGGCGATGCCTGCCTGCGTGGTCGCGCCGTCCTCGGCGTCCTCGGCGGCGGACTGCGCAAGCTGGGCCGCATCTCGCGCGGCTTCGGCCGCGGCCCTTGCTGCGCTCGTGTCGCCCACTGCGCCGGCTGCCTCCTGTGCGTTGTGCTCCACGTTGTTGGCGAGGCCGTTGACTTCGCTGACGAAGACGCCCGGCGTCACGCCATCGGTCCCGCCCATGTGCACGCCGAAGCTGTAGGCCTTGCTGTTGTAGGTGCCCGCAGCACGGTCCGATAGCGCCGGGAACGGCGGGATCGGCGTGAGCTGGGCTGCTGGTTGGACTGCCATCAGATGCTGCCTTTCACAGTGAGGTTGAGTGAGGTCGTGGGCCAGTTGTCGCCGCGGATGGACCCGCTGACGAAGCCCAGGGTGTTGAGGTAGCCGTACCGCGGCAGGCCAGAGGCCTCGAAAGGCACGGCCACGTTCTCGATCTCGCAGAGGATCGCGTCGGCATACATGGCCTGCTCAGCGTCGATCACGACGCGGCAAGTGACGATGCGCGCGCTTGCCCGCGGGACGATGCTGTAGGTGCCGTCGTCGTTTTCCTTGCGGTAGCTGTAGCTCTTGCGCTGCGCCTCCGCGCCGTACTCGACGCCGCCCCAGCTCGCGTCACCGATGAGCTGGCGCCAGTCGCCGACCTTTATGTCGCCCACAGCAACGGCGCCGTCCTCGGGCGCGCTGATCGTCACGGTGACCTCTGCATTGGGCGCAATGGGTATGCCATCCAGACTGACTTTCTCCAGCGCTGGCAGCGGGCTAAACAGCAGCTCCCAGAAGCCTGCGGCCTGGGCGAACAAGTCACCGGACTTGCTCGCGATGACGGCGCCGCCGGGGGCATCGCGCACCACGATCGCATAGGTGGCACCTTCGGGGCCGTAGACGCTCACGCCATTGATGAACCCGGGCGAGAGCACATAGGTCACATCGCCAGTTGCGCGGGCCTTCGTGGACACGTAGTCATCGAAGGGCGCCATGCGGTCGGTTGGACCCTTGCGCAGCCAGTGCACGAAGTCCGTGTCGGGCTTGGCCGTGCGGCCCGAGTGGGCCTTGATGCACGAATAGACCGATCCGCTGTAGGTGCGCAGGTCGTCTACGGCATAGTTCGCTTCGGCAACCCAGGCAACCTCTCCACCAGCCGTATTTGGCTCCGGGATCGTGGTGCCTGCGCCGATCATGGCGGGGGCGATCTTGACTGGCACCATTACTCGCGCCGATGTCGTCATTGCACAGCCTCCACCATGAGGGTATTGCCGCCCCCCGATACATCGTCGAACTGTTCCACGAGCTGCGGCACACCGGCGGTGTTGTTCGCCGTGGCATCGGCCGCGGCACGCAGCTGAGCGACCTCTTCGCGCAGGGCGCGCAGCTCTGCCAACAGCTCTGTATTACTCCCCTGTCCCTGCATGGCGTAGACGCCCAAGCGGCCACCCACGTTTGCCAGCGGCATGATGGCCTCCGAACCACGCTCGCCCATCTGCGCGATGTTGAAGAGGGTTGGCCGCGAAACGACGCCGTTGGTAAACGCGCCGCCTGTGGCGAAGCCCGTGTAGCCATTGCGGCGGAACAGGTCTTCCATGTAGTCCGCACCGACGCCGTAAGCGTTGCCGATGTCAGCCGCCGACCAGCCGTAGATGCGTGCCATGTTGGCCATCGAGAGCACGGCCTGCGGGTCTTCGTGCGTGTTGCCGCGCGATTCCTCGTAGGTGAGGATCTTCCCGATCTCCCAACGGATCTGCTCATCCAGCGAGTACCCGGCGCTGCTGCCTGACCCACCGCCGCCTCCGCCGCCAGGGCTGTCCGGGCCGGAGACGAAGCCAGGGCGTCCGCTGGTCCCACCGCCCGGCGTCTCCTTAGGCGCGAAGATGGCAAGAAGCTGCTGGAAGTAGTCCGTCACCGTGCCCGTGAGAGCCAAGGTGCCGTTGACCATGTCGTCGGCGCGCTTGGCTAACGTGTCCAGGTAGTCGAGCTGTTCGTTGATTGCCTTGAGTTGGCGTTCTTCGATCGTGAGCTGATTGCCGCCAAGCTCTCCCAGCTCGGAGAGCTGCCCGGCCAGCACCAGCGCATCGCGGTCGCGCTCGAACTGGCTGACGTAGGCACCCGAGCTGATGCCGCCGCGCGCCGCGCTGATCGCATCCGACAGGCCGGTGTATCCCGTGATCGACGCGCCGCCGCGCACGCCGGCAAGCGCATCCTCGATGTAGACCATGCCCTGCGCGGCCATCATCTTCGCGGTGCTGTCCACTGTGCCGTACAGGTCGCGGGCGTTGGACTTGAGTAGTTGCACGCTGCTGCTGATCTGCCCGATGACGTCGCTGATCGCGCTGGCCTGCCCTTGCAGCTGGTCGCGAGCGCTATCGGCCGAACGCTTGAACATGTCGTAGGTGCTGTCGATCAGTGCCTTGCGGGCGTCCTCGGCCGCTTTCTTGGCGGTGTCTGCAGCAGACTGCGACAGCTGCTCAAAGTAGTCCGCAGCCTGGGCGAAGTTGCCGCTGATCGCCAGCAGGGAAGCGGCCAGCTCGGCATCGCCTGCGGCCATGGCCTCCTCGACTGCACGGCGGAACTGGGCCTTGGCGTCGTCTCCCATATTGGGATCGATGGTCAGGTCCAGGCCACCCAGCGCCGTGTTGAGCTGGCCGCGCAGCGCGTCCATGCGCTCGGCCTCGCTGTAGAAACCTTGATAGAAAGCGCTCGCACTGTTGACAAGTGCGTCGATGCCGCCCGCTGCGTTGAGCAGGCTCGTCTGCAGCTCGCCCGAGATGTCGGCGAACATCTCCATGTTGTTGCCGAGCTGCACGAATGCGGTGTTGACGACCGCGATCTGGTTGATGACGGCCGAGAGCTTGTCCATGTCGGCGGCGTCGCCAATGGACTCCAGCAACGTGTCCGCCCACTCCGGCAGGTCCATGTCCAGCAGCACGTCGCGCAGGCCCTGCCCGGCTTCGGCCAGTAACTCCTTCCAGCCCTTCTCACCGTCCGCGAAGATCCGCGGCGCCCACCGGGACTCGCGGTCGTCGTTCCAGTTCAGCAGTTCGCGGTCGCCCAGGGCGATGCGCAGCGCACCCCACGAACCGTCCTTGCTGCTGTCGTCGGCGAAGCCCAGGGCCACTTCGTAGCCCGCTGCCTGTCCGAACGACCGGGCGAAGCCATCCAGCGCGCCGCCCAGGCTCTGCGCCATGGTGGAGAGCACGCTACGCACTTGCTCGGAGTCCTGCACCCACGGCATGCCCGAGCCGAACTGGTTGTCGATGTTGTCGCGCGGGTTGTAGCCGGGCAGGCCTTCCTGGTCGTCCAAGAAGTCGAGGTTCGTGCGCAGGCCCTGGCCACGGCTCCACGCGGCCGAGCCGCCGATGTGCGGCGTGCCGGAGTCGTCCAGCCCATCTAGGAAGCCGCCGAGCATGCCGCCGATGAACGTCCCGATGCCCGGCATGATGTAGGTGCCGATGGCTTGGCCGATGGCCGAACCAGGCTTGCCTTGGCCCAGGCTGTAGATGGCCCCCAGGTAGCCCGCAGCAGAGCCGATGCCGCCGCTGAAGCCGGGAATGTCGCGCAACCATGTATCGACCTGGCCCACCGTGCGACCCAAGTCCATCATGTTGCCGCCCAGCGTGGTCCAGCCGCGGTTGATGGCTTCGGCGCCGGAGTTCCACAGCCAATCCGCACCGCCAGTGCCCCACGTGCCCCAGTTGGTCAGACCGCCGCCGCTGTTGGCAAGGCCATTGAGCATGCCCCCAGCGCCACCCACGGCTGCAGCTGGCCCGGTGCCCATCAGTCCACCGACCAACATCTGCACTTGAGGCTGCAGCACAAGCGTGGCGAACAGGCGTTTGAGGTACTGCGCAGCATCCTTGCCGCCGCCCATGATGTAGTCGGCCAGGGTGTCGCTGATGGTCTGCGCGGTGCGCTCCCAGTCTTTCGCAGCTTCGTCGGCGGCGCGTTTGTTGGCCTCGCGCGCTTCCTTGCTGCCAATCAGCCCCAGCAGTTCCCGGCGCGCATTGATCTCGCGTTGGATGGCCTCCCAACCCTCGGAGCCCTCGTAGAACCCCGCCTGCTTTTCCTCCAGGCGGGCGATGGCGACAAGTTCGATGGCCTCTGCCAAACTGACATTCAGTGCGTGCGAAAGCTCAATGGCCCGCGCCTCATCCTCCATCGAGTGGATGCGGTCCTGCACCGACTTGAGGGACTGGCGGGCGGCATCCTCTTGCGCG